TCTCGTTCATTACCTTTGACTCCATGTATTGTAGATATTTTAATTCTTGGATTTCTTGTTAGATCTTCTCCTGACTCCATTAATCTTAATATTTTTTTAATATCTTGATCCCCTAATTCATCTAAAGATTCATACCATTCAGACTCTGTTAGTAATCCAAATTTTTCTTTAAGTGTATCTATGTCATAGAAAGCATCTTTAGGCATATCTTTAAAAAGTTTCTTGTCCCAAGTTTTGTTCATCTTTGCTTTTATTTTTTTAATATCATTATAGTGCAAAGGTACACCTGTACGTAATTCATCCCATTTCTGTATTATCTCATAAATATTTTTTACTCGTGGTGTAGAATTTCTTCTTTGCCAATACAAACCTTTCTCATCTAATATTTCACCCACACTGTTTAACATATAGTTTGCTGTTGTTAGGACCAACCATTTACCATGACTAAAATTTATTTGTGATAAGTGAGGACATCGTTCAACATGTCCATCTGATTCTTTAGGATAATATTTTTTTTCTACTCTATTCTTAACTTTGCTAATTATTTTATCTGCAAGATCAAAAGGTTTTCTTGGCACCCTGTATGATTGTTCTAAAACTTTTCTTGTTCCTTCTAAATTTATAAATGTATTTACGTGTGCACCGTTCCATTTATAGATACCCTGGTCATCATCACCTGCAACAAAAGAATCTGTAGATGACTCTTCTATCTTTCTAACTAACTTCCATTGTATCAAACTTAAATCTTGTGCTTCGTCAACAAACATCACACGTAGTTTTGGTGACACACCAGACTCTAAAAACTTTTCTATCATGTCAGGAAAGTCTATCAAGCCATGCTGTTCTTTGTATCTTTCTAATTCATCAGATATAATTTCTAATTTGTTTAAAGATATTTTTGGGTTATTTGTAAGGTGATAATATTTTACTGGATCTATCTCTTTTGATCTAGCTACATTTATTAATTGTACGTAAGGATTTTTAGAATAAAACACACTATCATGATCTTCATCTTGTTGTGTCCCTTCTATTTCAAGACCCATTTTTTCTCCTAAATCTTTGTAATGTTTTTCTTTCATAACTTGATTTTTATTCAAACCAAGTTGATTAAAACAAAAAGAATGTAGTGTTTGAAAGTAAGGTAAATCATCATAAGATAATTTAAACTTATCTACCGATCTTTGTTTACCTTCTTGAGCTGCATTTCTACTAAATGTAAAGTATCCAATTTTATCTGGAGATGTATGCTCTAAAAATTTTTCTATGTGTTGTAGTAAAGTATGTGTTTTACCTGTGCCTGGTGGTCCATATATTATTGTTCTCATTAATAATTATCCTTCCTGTAAGTTTTTGGTTTATATGTTTCTTCTTTTTTATCGAATCTAGTTACAACAAATACTGATAGCTTGTGCTTACCAACACGTTTAGTTGTGCAATTAAGATTATCTTTTAACATCTGTGATGTTCTTTGATATGGCACCTTCCAATGTTTTCTTGATAAATAATTGTGAAAAAAATTATCAAATACAAAGTGATGGAAACCTTCTTTAGTATACGTTCCACCATTTTTTAAATCTTCAAAGTCATCTTTCTGTATTCTATTTACACAATAATCCTCTAAGTAATTTTTTAATATATCTTTAGTTCCAGTTCCCTCTGCAGGTTCTGTAATCTCAGAATTTTTTAATAATATATTTGTTAATTTTTTCCATTCGTTTGTTTTTAATGTTGGTGGATTTAATCGTAATTGCTTAACACATTCTTCTTGAAATAAACTTTGATTTGTTAAATGCTTTGCTGAGTCTAGGTACAATCTATCTCCATCTACGTTCATGTAATAGTATGGTTCCTCTAGATTAACAACTTGTAGATCTGTAAGACTAGGAAATACTATCTCTTGTCCAATACCAAATTTTCTAGATTTACATAATTTTTTATCACACAAACTACACATTGGTTGATCATTACACTTATAACCCCAATCTTTTTTATCGTGTTGTTTTGTAATTATATCTACTTCTGTATCTGACAACGGTGATTGCATTGCAGCTTCGTTAAATACAACTAATTTAGACTTCCAATTTTCTGGCCATTTTTGTTTTGCGTATACACCATAATGAAATAGTGCATTGTTTCTTCCACCCTCACCTATTTTATTTTGCATCATTAATTCTATACAAGGTGGTCCATCAGAGTATGGAGTTTGTGGTCTAACTATTTCTAAACTTTCTAATTCTTCTGCACTTATTTTTACAGTGTCATATAATTCATAAAAATATTCCAGACTAACAGAATTACCATTACCATCAAAGGCATATCTTACAGTTTTACTTGCAGAAAAATATGGTAAATTTAAAAAATTTCCTGTATCATCTTTTGATTTTAATTCTCTTTGTTTTGGAAATACTTCTGATCCACCATAACCCAATACAGATCTAATTTCATTTAATTTGTCCTGCATCAAACTTGCAGACACGTATTCTTTTGTAAATAAAAATACGTGTGCACCACCAGATTTAGATCTACACACCATCAGTGGTAAATTTAAATTTCCTATTTGATTAATTAATTTTTTGTGATCAAACTCTGCGTAAAAATCAATATCGATACAACCCCATTTACATTCGTTGTCATCGTTAATTGGTATTATTCCTAAATTTTCTGTGCCATCTAAGTGATTTTGCCATAACTCATCTGTAACAGGTTCTCTTTTTACAAATGATTTACCTTTTACTTTTTGTCCATTACCATTAGATT